TCACTGTACCTAGCACTGCCTCATCAACGATGGCCTGTCCTGTCTCAGTGAATTGCTTAGGTTTCCACCCATAATACTGCAGGTGTCTACCTATCTGCTGTCGTGACCCTAGATTAAACACAGGGAAATCTATGCGGCTAAAAGGTGCTACTGCTGTTTGCCATTGCTCACCAAGGAACTTAAGCCCAACAACAGAGAGCGTACCGTCCTTCTTAATCTTGGGTGTAATCTGTTTGACAAATGTCGGTAACGGTGTGAAAACCTGATGCACTTCGTCTTCAAGGTCATTCTTCTTCTCCTTTAGTGTAGCCAGTAAATGATAAGCTTTCTCTTGGTCTAAAAGCCAACCTGTTTTAATTTGCTTTGAAATAACACCCTGTACTTGATGCTCAAGATCAACACTTTCAGGCTTAAAATCCTTAAGTTCAAGAAGTAATCTCTGGTACACCAACGTATTAACTTTAACATCCTGTATACAATACTCCAACATATCATACGAAAAAACATCCCAAACATTATGATCTCCTTTAGGGCAATTAAGTACAGTACCCCAGTTATCTAAGGAATGACCACCCTCTCTTGATGGATTAGCTAGTCGGGACATTACCAGTGTGTCAGTTATTTTACACTTGCTAAAGTCTACCGCTAGCAGTTTCTCCAGTACAGGTATGTCATACCCTATAAGGTTGTGACCAATTAGTTCGCACTCGTCCTGTAGTTGTAACCAAGTTATAAATTCAGGTAATCTATCTCCTGACCAAGTAAGGGAATCATCGTGTCCTCCTAGCTGTCGCACAACAATACACCACACGGTATCAGGGTCAAGCCCATTGGCTTCAATGTCAAGTACAAACTGTTTCATTAAAACTCCGATTCATCGCCCATTGGACAGCTTGTCTCCACCATCCTTCCTGAGTCCTTGTCATAATAAAGGTAGCAAGCAGGGCCAGTGAGTCCAACAAATCTGTTCTTGAGTACACGAACTGTTGTAGTGTTCCGTGTCTCAGGGTCAGCGTGTTGTTGATCTCGTTCAAGTCCAATAACAATGTCGCTAAGTTGCGCGATTGCCGCTGAACCTCTGAGTTCTCCCAAGCTTATCCTACCACCATCTTCATGTGCCTTTGATCCGCTAGGTCTACGCAGGTGTGATACTAGGAATAGCCCTACACCTGTCTCCTGTACTAGCTTTCTAAGGTTAGTCATAATACTATCAATAGCCTTACGCTCGTCACCGTTGTCCTGATCACTGACCACGATACTCAGGTGGTCAAGGATGATCCACTTGCAGTCCAAGCCCTTAGCCATGTAACGTATGCGGCCTAACAGATTGTCCTCGCTAGTCGAACCCCAGTGATCAAACAGAAAGATACGTCCTGTACCTAGCGTCCTGTCCCAGTAGCCTTTCTTCTCTTCCTTGCTGATAGTCTTGTCTAGGTGCAACTGCTTGTTGGCCTCTATGGACATGATGCCTAACGCCGTCTTAGGTATGTCCTCCTCTAATGCTAGAACGCCAATGTTGTCGTCCGTAGCACCCAAAAGATAATGCTCAAGTTCTCTGACAATCTGAGACTTACCCATGCCTGAGCCTGACGTAATAGTGACTAGTTCCTTCCTGCGGAAACCGTAGGTCATCTCATTGAGACAATTCCAAGGATACAGGATAGACTTAACATCGGCCTGTTCCATGATCATGTCCCAAGTGTCACTGCCTGACACAATACCGTCGGGTTGATATGTCTTAGCGTTCCACCACTCCTTAACAAAACCAGTGACCTTGTTAGCCTTGAGCATCTCCCCTGCATCCTTCATAGGCAAGGTGACATTCTTGGCCTTGTTGGGGGTGAATAAATCAAGTACAGCTTTGGATGCCTCCTGTCCTGCCTTGTCATTGTCAAAACAAATGACTACGTTCTCAAAGGATTCTAACCACTCAAGGTTTTCTTTAATGTCCTTTGATGCTCCGCTTGCGCCACTTCTAATGGAGACAACGGGCCATTTCCCGTCGAACATTTCGTGAACGGCAAGTGCGTCTGCCTCGCCCTCTGTGATCGTAATGTACTTACCGCCACCCTTGAAAGCTTGTTGACCGAACAACCCAACATTGCCGAACTCCCCTGTTGCATAAAAACTCTTGTTGTCCACAATGCGAACCTTAGTGCCCGTAGGTGTACCTGAGTCCTTATCGTGGTATGGATAATGATGCTTGACAATTTGCCCCTGAGCATTGTACTCAACCGTTACGCCATACTTTTGTGCTATGGCTTGGCTGATACGCCTGTCAGGGATTGCCGCTACTACTCCTGTCATCTCTAATCGCCTCGTTATACTTGGTGTTACGTTTACAACCTGACCCGTACCTCTCTCGTAGTGGTCACAACCGCCTGTAAAACAAACGGCGTGACCATCGGAGTACCTTGCTAGGTTGTTCTTAGAGCCACACGAAGGGCATGGCTCATGTTTAACAAAGGTAGACGACACTACTAAAACTCCCCTCCACTAGTATCTTCCGCTACCTCTAAGACCTTGATCTTATTAAGGTAGGTTGAGACACCATGTACAGGATGTTCCTGACCCTCAGCATACAACACTCGCACCTTAGACCCTCGACCTATGCGACCTTTAAAGGGTGAACCCTCAGCGTCCAAGACAGGCACATCGTACTTAGTGCTGAACTTGCGCTGTTTGACACCTTCATACTCTCGCATCTTAACACCCTTAGCTGACAGGTCTCCTGCTGTCTCATCATCTAGTGACAACACAACAGAGAATTTACCTGTTGATTGACCTTGATACATTTCATGCTCATCAAGATTTTCAAACGCTAACAAACCTTCTAATACTGCCATAGTTACTTCCTCTTTTTTCTAGCTTAGTGAATGACCCTTATGTATAACTTAAGGATCGTTTGGTTAATACTATAATTATATATTAAATATTTTCCTTTAATACATAAGTATAGTATACCATGAATTAGGGCATAACCTCAATCATTCAAAGTTATACCCATTATTCATTAAATAAATACTACTCTCCTGTTATGTAAAAACTAAAATCACAATCTTCACCAAAGGAAATATACTTTTGTTCAGTCTTCACAACTTCACTAAGCACATATCCGTAGTCTGGATGCTTCATTACCTTACCATTTTTGTGCTTCTTTGGGGCATAAATACGCTTAAGATGTGATATTGTTGGATACTCTTCTAGCTGATTATAACAATCTAGATCAAAACCATATTTCTTTTTGACGTATTCCTCTATCGCCTCTAATACTTCATATTGACATAATTTAATTTCCATTACTGCTCCTCCATGTCCGCTAGGAATTCAAAGGGATTAACAAGGTCATCAAGAATCGTATGCATAGGGCTATCTGTCATCGTTGCCTCATTGGATGCTGACAGGCAGTTACTGCACAACTCTGAGTAATCCCCTGTCGCTCTGTCAATCTTCCTCATCTCGAAATCATTCATTATAACGTCACACGCTTTGCATCTACTCATGGCTAAAAGCCCTCTTGTGTTGGTCTAAAAACTCTTTAGCTGTCAGGGTGTTATAGTAAGCCCTAACGCTATCCTCTGCGCGTTGGTGCGCCTCCTGTAATGTCATGGCTAACATCTCATACTCAACCATCTCATCAATCAATCGGGTAATAGGTCTGATGTCGTTATCGTCGCCTCCCTCGTACCCTATCAAGCGTTCCTTGATTCTACTCATTGTCAAGTTCCTCCGTCTTATAGACATAACCAAAGGATATTACCAGTAGCGGTAACAGTATTATTGTACCACTAAAGGGCATAGCCTGTAAACTGAAAGGATCATTTTCGTTTACCGTCCATACTGCCCTAGAATCCACGAACTCTATATCAATACCAGTACCGTTGCGTGGTTCTATTGACAGCGTATTTTTACCAATTCGCCAGTTCATAACTTCACCTCTGTTAGCGTATATTCTTTACCTTCAATGGTTATAGTCTTAACTTCGCAAGGTCTTTCGCCAATGGTTACTCCATTAATAGAGTCCTCACGATAAACTTCTTTTCCAGTCTGGTCGTACTCGCTTTTAATCCAAGAACCATTAAAGTAACTGCCGCTACTGCTCTTAGAACTCTCAAGGAAAGTTATATTTCCTTTGGAGTCATGCTCCCACCTTAACCAACAACCCTTGGATGCTTCAAAGTAAACTCTGTTACCCTCTTTGTTGTAAAGAACAAAATCGCCTTCAACAACACCAAATCTTTTTTCGTATGCTTTTCTTAATTTTGTTTTATCGGAACCCTTAAACAACGCCTTCATAACTCCTCCTCTTTTCTTTCGTCTTCATATTCTTGAAAAATCACCATCATTTTCTCTAAGTACTTATCGTCAGTCAAAGCCTCTACAATATGTTTAATCCAAGCATCGTGAGTCATAGTGCAATTATCTACATCATAATCAAAGTAAGTCTCAAACATTTCAAACAGTGCTTGCTGTTGTATTGTCATAACACCACCCCATAAACATTAGCCATAAACTCAACTGCTTTATCTCGCATAACCTGCTTTGAATGCTCTGTGAAAGGTCTGCAAGCATAGACACTCTCTAAGCCCTCCATGTGTACATTGGCTAGGTGTTCACGCCTAACCTTATCATATAGCAAGCCTTGAGCATAGGTTCTCTCATCCCCTAAGCGAGCGAGGGCGTCAAACTGTGCCTGCACTATCTCTTTTTGTGTCAATCCTTCAATCTTCATTTTATAGACTCCAATAGTCAGTAGTTCCTAAAATTACATAGCAGATACCTAACCCTGCTACACCTAACCAACATAACAACTCATCATTATCATCATGATTCATCATGAAATTCCTTATTTTTTGTATCTTTCTCAACATCAATAATTAATTCACTGATATATAGAGCATACAGTAGAATTAAACCCAATACAACGCCTATTACATATGCAAACATACCTTAAAACCTCATATAATCCATTCTAAGCCTATTTCATGGGTTAGGCCATGCTACCCTACTAATAAACACTAGAAAGCCTAAGAACGTAAACTATAGGCTTTGTGGTGCTTACTCTATTCGCATCCGTTTGAATTATTCACGGTAAGATACGAACTCATAGTTCCACTTGCCCAAACATCATCAATTGTTGTGATCAGATTATTGGCAACGTAAAATTTTAGTCGCCGATCTACAGGAACATCTAAATCAAGACTTAGTTGTTGTGTAAGCGGAAATTGTAAGCCATGCTCAACCGCTAGGGCAATCATTGCCGCAAATTCTTTTAAACAGTATGTTTTAAATTCCATTGTATTAGCCTCCAATAGCTATTATATCATTGAATTCTAGCACGTTTGCACTAGTCACAAAGAATGAATTAGATTTAAGATTGTCGCTTGCGCGTTCCTTTTTGTTGCTACCTTTACGCGTCAATGTGCCAACTACATTAGAATCTAAATGGCGTAGGTCTGTGGTATCAAAAGACTTTAAACTGTGGTTGATCTGTAAGCCATCATCCGCTAGACCTTTAGTATTGTACGCCATAGCTATTCGGTGGTTTGACGCTACAGCTTTACGTAATGCCGATTTACTCTGTACGCTGTACATACTACCTGAAAATGTCAGATCATAATTAGTCAGTGAATTCTTGCGAACTCTACTCAATATTTTTGTATAATCATAAAACATAGAGTCGGGACGTTGAGCCATGATAGCAGTAAAATCTAGGTCACTAGTACCGTTTAATCTGAATAATGGAGGGATGCCAGTTTTTAATGCTTTGCGTTCCGCTTTATCTATCTCTGACAATAAAGCACTCTCAAATAGTTTGGGACGTAATAACATTAATATGGTGCGTTTAGTTGCCGCATTCTGACCAACACTCATACCCAATTGACCGCTAGATATTAGGCATGGCTCTTTACATCCGGCCAATACAGCAAAGCTACAAAGTGTTTCTGTGGCTACTTTATCAGCCGGTTGAAGATACATTACATAGGTATCGTATTTATCCGCGCCTTTCTCAACCTTTAGACTGCTACCGAAAAACCGCATAGGTTTATTCAAGTAGTCTAGGTTATCAATAGCCCATTGTTTAGCTGTTGAATTGATCAACGTAGTGCTTTCTATCTCTGCTAATGTAATCATATCTATATACCTATTGGTTTAAATTGACTTGCTAATGACTGCCAGTGTATCCGACAGTCATAGGTAAATCAATTATGTAAAGTAGTTATCATTCAATCTCAACATATATGAACCGTTACTATGCTACCTCCCGTGATCTTAAATCAGCAAATTCTAACCATTTTTCATAGGTCTCTTTAGCTTTGGTATGTTCCTCACTCCACAACACCAATGCCAGTTTTACCCGTGGATCAAACAATACAGCGTCGTGCGTACCCTTTCTATTAACGAACTTTTCACCGACTAACTTTCGTGAGAACTCACGGATATCATGACCAATATCTGCATATTTCATGGCATTTTGCCAACAATATTCATCCCTCTCTTGACTGATATCTATATACGCTAAATGTTTCCACGTTTGGCTCTCTGTGGCTTTGCTTAAATCCTCTAAGCGTCCCTGTATTAATATCTCTAACTTGTTCATATCTATCTACCTTTAGTTGATAATGATTCTTATTTGTATTACAAGTGACTATTCCCTTGCTTCTTGCGCCCATTATAGCGAATGATCAGTAGCTTACTAATGATTTAAATGCATGACCTATTAAAACTATATGCATCTAGCGCATGACATCTGGGGCCATGTTCTACCTTTATATATGCGCGTGTACGCGTAGCAATAATCATGCCAACTTGTGTGTGCTTGTGTCATGCAATAGTCGTGC